TTAGGAAATACCACATCAAATATACAGATGTATGATGATATTCTTAAAGTAGGAAAAAATAAATTTTTGTTTAAGAAAGGTAGTAGAGATCATAAATATGTAACTGACAGACGTTTAATATCCGGACAAATAAAAGGCACACAATTCCATTCTTTAAATGGATACCATACTACAGATGAAATAGCAGAACTTTTTAATAATATGTCTGATATAAAGTTATGGGATTGGTACAGATTGTTTTTAAAAGGTAAAGGTTTTGGGCAAGCTTCAGCAACAGTATTGAATCATATTACTCATTTACGAAATACTGTTGGAGGTGCATTAATGATGATGGGTAATGGTTTAAATCCTTTTGATGCTGAAGTTAGAAAATCATTTACTGTTATTAGGGAGCAATTTGCAGATGCAGCCTCAAAAGATAAAGGTTTAAATGATCTTTATTTAAAGTATCAAAAATTAGGAATAGTTAATCAAAATGTTAGAGTAGGAGAATTTAAATATTTAATAAATTCAGGAGACCTTTTAACAAGTGTTGATACTAGTTTAAGAAATAGAGGGTTTATTGGAAATGTAAAAGGCACTGTAAAGAAAGGAACAAAAAAAGCATTTAAAAAAGTAGAGCAAACATACGTAGCTGAAGATGATATATTTAGAATAGCTTCATATGAAAAAGAACTTTCATTTTTAAAAAGAGCAAATCAAATAAATCCTTCTAATCAAAGATTATCTATAGAGGAATTAGAAAGAAAGGCAGCAGAAATCGTTAAAGATACGTTACCAACATATGATTATGTACCAGCAGCAATACAACAATTAAAAAAACTTCCATTTGGTAATTTTTATGCGTTCCATGCAGAAAGGTTTAGAAATACTTACCATGCTTTTAAAAGAAGTTTTGAAGAAATTAAGTCGGGTAATGAAGTACTAAGAGAAAGAGGAATGCAAAGACTATCAGCTAAACTTGTTTATGGTTTAGGTGGTCAACAAATGATTTCTGAAACTTCTAAATTAATGGCAGGAGTTACTGAACAAGAAAATAAAGCTATCAGAAATTTATTGTTACCTGAATGGTCACGTAATAGTGAGATAGCATATTTTAGAGATGATAAAGGTAATTTAACATATATGGATTTAGCATATCAACATCCAGATTCTCCTATGATAAATACAGTAAATGCTGCATTAAATGTATTCTTAGACCCAAATACTCCTGAAAATGAAATAGAAGATAGATTAATTGAAGGATTATTAGAGTCTACAAAAGAATTATTAAGACCATTTTTTGGTGAGGCTATTTTTTCAGACGCTTTACTAACTGCAGCTCTTAGAAATGGAAGAGATTCTGAAGGAAAAATTATTAAAGGATGGGATACTACAGAAGATTGGCTTGACTCTGGCAATTTAACGGCTGGTATCTCCCATGTGTTCCTATCTTTAATTCCCGGAGCATTAGACCAGCTTGATCCTACAGGCTTTTTAAAAACTGATAACTTAGGTTCTCAAGTATGGAAAAGTTTAACTCAAGAAAATCCTGTAAATAGATATGGAGAAAAAATTGATAACACCACAGAGTTAATTGCAAACACTACTGGTTTAAGATTTTACAAAGTAACTGATGGAGGTACGAGAAGAGCATTATCTTATAAGGTTAATGATTATGGTAGAAATAGAAGAGCAAAAACTAAAGAAGCGTTAAAGGTTAATTGGAAGCAGCCTGTTGAAGAAATATTAAATCAGTATATAGAACAAAATAAAGAATTATTTAATGATCATGTTACTATGAAATTGGCTATTGAAGGTGCAAGGGAGTTAGGAGTTAGTAGCTGGGAAGTACTTGAAGAAGTTAAGGGATTACCCGGAATAAGTGGGTATGAAAAAAGTCTTTTAGTTTCACAGGTAAATAATTTTATACCTATAACAATTAGCGAAGATAAATTAGTTGAAATTTTTGAAAAAGCTTCATTTGATAATATGGGATTTCTAGAGTTTAAAGTTGAATATTTTAAATTAAGACAGCATTTATTACAGTTGCCTTTAATTGATTTATTATTTATAGATGATATTACAGATGAAGATAAAGAAGCATTAGAAACTTTAAAGGAGGAAGACTTTCAAAAATATAAAGAGAAGAGAGAGGCTAAGTTTACAGGAGGCGAAATTTCAAAAGATTATCCAGTATCAAATGTTATTAAAAATCCTTCCGATAAATTAATTGATAATGAAAATATTTCATATAATGAGAAGGCAAATAATTTAAATAAAACACAAATAGAAATGAAAAGACTTGGTTTTAAAGAAGGTGGTCTAAAAGATAAAGCTTTTCTTTACGGAAGATGGATTCCTATAGATAAAGAAAAACATGCTAGTATTTCAGAGAAAGTATTAAGTGACAGAGAAAGAAAAAGGGAATTAAGACAGGAAAGAATAGAAGAAAGAAATAAACGATTAGAAGAGATTAAAGAGAAAAGGTTAAGTTTTTTAAAACAGAAAAAAGATAAAGAAGAAATAGAAAAAGAAGAAGACATGGAAGATGATACTGTATGGGAGAGTCTTGTTAGACTTCATAATCGACCAAGATAATGTATAACGAATTTTTAGAACATCTTAAATTAAGAGAAGGATGTAGACATGATGTGTATTTAGATACACTTAACAAGCCTACATGTGGTGTCGGACATCTTTTAACTAAAGAAGAGAATGTCAAGTACGAAGTAGGTAATGTAGTATCAGGTTATATAATAGATCAATGGTTGGAACAAGACGCAGAAAGAGCTTGGAATGCTGCAGCTCAACAAATGTTAGATTTAAATATAGATAATCCAGAATTTGTAGTGGCATTAGGCTCAGTAAACTTTCAACTAGGTACAAGATGGATGGATAAATTTCCTTCAGCTTACAAAGCTTTAAAGAATAAAGACTATGATGAGGCAATCAAACAAGTCTCAACAGGGTCTGGTAAAGATGGGCAGTCTAAGTGGAAGGAGCAAACTCCTGTCAGAGTAGAAGATTTTGTAAAAGCAATTCAAGACTTGACAAATTAATTACAGACACTATAATGGTATTGTACACAGAAGAACAATTAGAAAAATGTTACAGACAATACTGTCTACATCAAGTTAGACATGATCTATCATTTATGAAATTAGAAGATTTCAGATTGATGTTTGAAGATTTAATGAAGGAAGTTTATAAGGAAGAAGAATGAAACTAGGTGGAATATTAAAGAATGTCGTAGGTGCAGTAGCTCCTACATTAGGCTCTGCATTAGGTGGACCTATGGGAGGAATGGCAGCTAATATGATAGCAGATGTATTGGGAGTTCCTAATACACCAAAGGCTATTGAGAAAGCTGTACAGAATGCTACACCTGAACAGATGTTACAGCTGAAAAAAGCTGAACAAGACTTTGAGTTAAAGATGAAAGAGCTTGAAGTAGACGTATTTAAATTAGAAGTAGCTGACACACAAGATGCTAGAGGAAGATTCAGTAAAGACTGGACAGCACGTATCATGGGTGTAGCTACATTAGGTGGTTTTCTAGGGTATATCTTTTTAGTTACTCTACAACCACCAGAACAGAACAGCGAAGCTCTAATAAACTTAGTGCTTGGTTATCTAGGTGGATTAGCCTCGGCTGTAATCAGCTTCTATTTTGGAGCTTCACATAAACAGGAGTAATAATGGAAAATTTAATAGGATTTATAATCATTGCTGGTATCGTAGGATATGTTATCTACAGAAAAAAACCAGAGTGGTTTGAGAAGATTTTAGGTCTAATTAAAAGATCTAAATAGAGCCTATTTAAGGCTCGATAATTATTAGATAGAGTTCGATATATCTAGTAGTTAAAAACTCTCTTAGAATGGCTCTATGAGCGTCTAAGAGGTATACATAACTTGCTTAATAATAAGGAGAAAAATTATGGTTATTAAGAATAACTTGGTGGACTTTTATTCACCCTCATTTACATCTATGTTCGTTGGATTTGATAGATTGTTTGACAGTTTATCTAAGGCTACTGAAATATCAGTACCGACATATCCACCTACAAACGTAAGTAGAGATGGAGAGAACTACACTATCGAAATGGCTCTCGCAGGGCTAGACGATAACGACATAGAAGTTGAAGTACAGGAAAGAACTTTAACAATAATGCACGAATCGTCTGAAACAAAGGAGGAAGGCAAACTCTTTAAGGGAATTGCCCAACGCTCTTTCAGACGACAATTTAAGTTGGCTGATGACATTGAAGTCGTTGGTGCAACCTTGAGGAATGGTCTTCTACGTATTAACTTAACTAGGTTTATTCCAGAAGAGAAGAAGCCTAAACAAATTAAGATTGAAACTTAGATGAAATCAGTTCCCTTATGGCTGGACGATGGTACAATACGCAAGAGGAGATTGAGGAAGATAAAGAGGAGAAGAGATACGGACTTAGCCGTACTCGTAGGCATAGGCTCATTATGCACATTCTTTTTGTTTACCTTATAATTGATATAATTGCAGACTTTACATAGTTTTGAAATCACGATAGAGAAGTGTAGGATTAATGCACCCAAAAAAAGGTAAAGAGAAAACAATTAAAGATATTATTACTAATATGGAAAGCATTCATAATGGTCGTTGGAACTGGTATCAAGATCAAAAGGAAGAAGAACCTAAAAAATCCAGTCATTACGAAGGTTGGTTTTGGGATTCTGATACTAAATCCTTTAAAAGGTGGGAGGACTTAAAGTTTAATGGATAGTGTGATAACATTAATCAATGAGGTTGGTGTTCCAGTAGCAGGACTTTTAGGACTAGGGTGGTTACTTTGGCAATTGCTGTCAAAGATAATGGGAACTATTGAACAGAAGATAGATGCAACTGATGCTTCAATAAATGCTAAACAAGATGCTATGGAAGAAAGAATAACTTCTAAGTTAGACGCACAACATGGGATGATCGTTGCTTTAATAGATAGGATTAGAGCAGTTGATAATCAAACAATCAGGCAGGACATACTTTTAAAAACTTTATTAGGTGTACCAAATCTAATAGAGATAGATAAAGTAGCAAAAGCAGACAGAGATGACCAGAGGAAAGATTAATGGATAGTACTAAATGGATATGGATAATAAGCTTAGTCATGGTACTAAGTATTTTTGCACTTAATATAAACGCAGATGAGATAGTACATAAGTTTAAGAATCCTTCCTTTAGTGGTAACAACACCAGTTCACATTACCTTACCATAGAGAACCAAGAGTTCAATCGTAAGGAAGCATTAAAGGCAGAGATCAAAGCCCTTAAAGAAGCTGCAGAAAGAGAGGAAAATAATACAACGCTTGCAAGGTTCATTAGGAATCTTGAATCTCGTATCTATGCTCAGTTATCTAGACAATTAGTAGAGAACTTGTTTGGTGAAAATCCTAAGACAGAAGGTATATTAGAATTATTAGGAAATATAATTGAGTATTGGGTTGTCGATGGTATGATAACTCTAAAGATTACAGATGAAGATGGGAATGTCACGACTATTACTTTGCCTATTGGCGATTTCACTTTCTAGCTGTGCAGTAAAATATGATGAGTTACTAACAAGAGGTGGTATACCTGTTATTAGTATTCAAACTACTCAGATATTAGAACTACAGTCAGAAGAATTAAAGAACATTGAGCCTCCAATAAGGAGACCTACTATAGCTGTATATCCTAATGGTTTTTCAGACTTAACAGGACAGAGAAAAAGTAACAGTCAGTTTGCATTGTTTAGTACTGCAATATCACAAGCACCTGATGCTTTCTTAATAAGAGCTTTGAAGCACGCAGGAAATGGTGAGTTCTTCCAAGTAGTAGAACGTATTGGTTTAGATAATCTTACGAAAGAAAGACAATTAATAAGAAGTACTAGAGAGAAATTTGAAGAGAACAAAGACCTAAAGCCCTTACTGTTTGCAGGGCTATTGGTCCAAGGTGGTGTCACAGCATATGATACTAACCTTAGAAGTGGTGGACTAGGAGCAAGATACTTAGGTATAGGCAGTAGCAAACAATACAGAGAAGATACTGTCACAGTCTCACTACGTTTAATATCTGTATCAACAGGTGAAGTGTTAATAGAAGTAACAACTGCTAAGACACTTCTATCTGTTGGAGTCTCAC